CAACAAAAGGTGAGGCCGTAACGGAACCGGTCGCACCGGAGACCGCTCTAACGGAGGGGCTAGAGAGTCTGATCCCGGAAGGGCTTCGCCCTGAAGAGGAAAAGCCACCGGAAGAACCCAAAAAAGACGATTTACTCAGTGAGAAGGTCCAGAAACGGATCGACGAACTGACTGCGAAACGGAAAAGTGCCGAGGAACGCGCCAGTGCGCTCGAGGCAGAGTTGACTGATCTTAAAGCGAAGTTTCAGGCGCCGGCACCGATTGCGCCGACTCCGGAAAATCCATTGGCCGATATCGAGACTGAAGCGGCCCTATCCAAAAGGGCTAACGACATCCAGCAGGCAAAAGCCTGGTGTTATCAGAACCTTGATGGAGGTCACGTACCTGATGGTAAGGGTGGTACGAGATGGGCGGATGGGAAAGAGGTGAAAGGTTATCTCGCGGATGCCGATATAACGCTTTCCAAGCTCATACCGGAACGCGCAAAATTTATCGCTTCCAAGAAACTCTACGACGCGGATGCTCACAGGGAATATCCGGCGATATACAAGGAAGGAACCGAACCTCATAAGATCTATAATGTATGGAGGTCGGCTCTTCCTAAATTATTCTCCGAATATCCTGACGCAGACTTGATTGTCGGAGACGCATTGGTCGGTCAAAAAATTCGTCTTGATCGCGCGAAAAAGCGCAACGGTCAGCTTCCAGCTTCTGCTCAGACGCCTTTAGCCACTCCTGCGCCGGCTGCCTCTCCCAAGGTTCCTCAATCCAGAGCACTGAGCGGTGCCGCGTTAACGGCCGCTTTTCAGGAGAATCCGGATGCGGCTTTAACCGCCTTTGTCGATACCCTGATTGATAGTGGGGTGGCGCAGCGCACTGCTAGGTAGATAAGTGACTAGCAAATGGCCCTATTAACTGAACCGGTCCAGGTCGGCAAACGTGAGGATTTTGCCGATGTAATCGCGATGGTCGATTACAAGGATACTCCTTTTTCCTCGATGATTCCCAAAGGCACTGAACCAGCCAATACCTTGTATGATTGGCAAATGGATGCCTACGCCGCGGTAGCACTCGGCGGTATAGTTGACGGCGTAGACGTGGCTAACACGGACTATGTTAACCCAGCTTCACAACGCGCCAAGGCGCACGGCCGTATCCAGAAGTGGCGATCAGCCTTCATGGTCAGTGATTTCGCACAGAACGTGTCTGATGTCGCGGGAATCGGGAAACGCGGCGAGATGCAGAGGGCGGTCAAGAAAACGATCGTCCAGATTAAACGTAACATGGAAGCCACCTTCTGTTCCGACCAGGATTCTCAAGCCGATAATGGTACGGTTCCGTATCTGACTCGCGGACTGGGCGCCTGGGTAAACGCTGGAGAAGTAACAATTACGGATTCTGCGACCGCTTGTCCGCCGGCCTTTGTGCCACCGGCTGCGAGCGTAATTACTAAAACCACCGCGACCACTTTAGAAAGCGACATTAACGGCGCGATGGCCTCCATTTATTTACAGACCGGGCAACAGAAGGATTTCGACTTGCTGTGCGGGATCAACCTGAAACAGCAGTTTTCGAGCTACGCAGCCTGGGTGCCGAGTGCGGTCACTACGGTGCCGTTGCGCAGATATAATCAGGACGCGACTAGCAAATCGATTATCGCGACGGTCGATTTTTGGCAAGGGGATTTTGGAAGTGTTAAGTTAATACTATCATTGTTCCTGGCGGCTAACTCCGCGGTTCAAAATGTCATCAATGGCAGGGGCTATTTCCTCGATTGGGACCAGCTCGAATTGAGGTACAATCGGATGCCGGGGTACCAGGAGAATCCGAACCTCGGTGGCGGTCCGAGGGGCTATGTTGATGCTATTGCCGGTCTGGTGGTTTATAATCCGTTGGGACTAGGAAAAGTTGCGCCAACAGCATAAATGGCGAAAGAAATCACGGGCTGGGAAGACTTTGCCCGCGACATGGTGGCAGTTCATGGCGAAGAGTTCGTCAGGGGATTCGCTAGGTCAATCACCGACGAACTCGAAGCTGAGAGGGAACTCGCTTTCGCCAGTCAACGGCGAATTGCTGCTGCCACTGAGCGACTCGACGAGGTCTTCCTCGACGGAATAGGCGAATGCCATATGCGGGTGGATCTGACTGCGTTCTGGCATTGGATTCACCGATATGGTAGACAGATTTGGAACGATCCGGATTTTGTGAAGGTGTATAAACGGGATAATCCGGAGGTGCGCGTCAAATCGCGCTCTCGGAAAATCCAGGTAGGCTATCGATGAATCTCCCGGTCTCGACACAGTCAATTTTGTACGCGATCGCCCGGCGGATCGGCCTGGCTCCGACGGGCGACAACCAGAATCTTTCTCCAGACAAAGCCAGGGAGATTCTTGGCTTCATGGACGAACGCTTGAAGGAATGCTGGGAGCTGTACGATTTTCTGGAGACCACTTTCACGGAGGAGCGTGCATTTGCCGATGATTACGATCCTACGATTAGCTACAGTGCGGGCGCTATTGTCTGGGACTGGTGCAGTCGAAGCTACTACACCGCATTGGTCCCGACCGTGGGTGGTACTGTGTCCAATCCCGCGGTTTGGCAAGCTAATACCCAACCACCGTATCCTCGCGTCATCCCATGGTGGCAGACCAATCACACTTCGATAGGCACCTGTATCACTGCCTGGAACAAGAACCCGTACAGTGACCAGAACCGGATCCCGATTGACTTTCTCCAGGGTAACGACGGTTTGAATTTTTCTCTTGGTCCGTTAACCACCACGATCTGGTTACACTTCCGGATTCCGTACACGGGACTTGCTCTGGATAACTGGGATCCGACAATCACCTATAACGCGGGCGACACTGCTTTTTACAATACCGACACGTACTTGAGTGTGGTGGACAACAACACCAACAACACGCCACCGATGAAGGCGGTCGGTGTACCGCCATCGTTGTCTCCGTATGATCCTGCGGTTGCCGATTCGAACTGGCAACAGTTCCGTATTCCCTGGCCGTTCAAGCAGTTCGTCACGCTGGCGGCCTTTAGTGATTCCTTGATTGTTGCCGGCCAGAACGAAAAGGCGCCCGATCAACTGAACCAGGCATATGGGGCGATTGCGAGTGAGATTGATAAACAGACGATCCAGAGCGCGCAGTTCACTGGTTATTCAGCACGAGTAGTCTAATGAAAAGGAGCTTATGCCGTTAACGAAAAAAGGTTCGAAAATCATGGGCGCAATGAAAGACCAGTACGGCAAGAAAAAAGGCGAACAGGTCTTTTACGCAAGTCAGAATGCCGGAAAGATCAAAGGAGTGGAGAAGAAACCGAAAGGTTTGATGAACTGATTTCCGCATGAATGTTTTTAGCCGTATCAAACGAGCTAATCGACCAGACATTGCATGGGGTGGAGCGGGTGGCGAGCTGGCCGATACAGGTGCTCAATATTGGTCTATTTGTGGTTATCCTCGGCATTTGCTGGCTCTTTGTGCAATCGACCCGCAAAGATATGGCCTCGCTCCAGAAAGCTCATGAAACCGAGCGACGAGAATATGTCGACAGTCTTCGCGGATTGGTCCAAGACGCTGGAAAGGTCATCGAGCGCAACTCGATCATTTTTGAGCGAATCGACCGACGACTCGAGCGATTGGAACAAAAACGCGGCGGTGCAGACTAAAGACTCTGAGGCCGTGGCAGCAACAGCGGCGATTAAAGGCCGCCGGCGCCGATTCGCCTCGGAAACGGTAAATGACCTTTTGTTTTGGGGAGCTCATTTAATGGTGGTCGGTATTTCGCTGGCTATCATGTGGGTAAAGTTTGACGCGATGGGGCGCGGACTAAAGGATTTGCTCAAAGCGCAAAACACCGAACTGGACATCGCCAGGGGCGAGGCACTTAAAGCCGACCAGGCTTATGAATCGGCTCGGAAAGCTGAACAGCAACGCTCCGTTGATGTGCGTGGGGCACAAACCGCCCTATCCTCTCTGGTCGAGCAGGTAGCCACCAATCAGTCCGGTATCAAAGTGAACCAGGACTCGATTCGGAACATTTTGGACACGGTTAACGAAACCAATCAACTGGTGCTGAAAGCCTCTCAAGAAGCTGAAGCGGCAGCAATAGGTAGTGAGCATGCGGCCCAAGAAGCGGCCGGAGGCGCCAGGCTGGCTGCCGGCGCGGCTGGTGCGGCGGCTAGGCAGGCAGGAGCGGCCGCGGCGACCAGCGGGCGCACCGCCAGCGTAGTAGCCAGCAAGGTAGCGACCCAAAGTGACAAGGCGCAGATTCGGGCGCAACAACGGGCTTTAGCCGTAAAGCAGAAACAACTTAGTCGCACCATTCAGCGGGTAAAAAAACAGGGACCGACATTTTGGGATCGACTTCTTCATTAAAGTAAATGGCTAGGTGGCAAAGACCGGTTGGGCCCAATGATCAGGTGATCGTCCCGACGGGCGATACTGCTTTTGTCGGCATGGACCTCAAAACTCAGGATCCAGCTCAGATGCTGACCGGTTGGTATCAGGAAGCCTACAACGTACGCCTGGAAAACGGAGGTATGGCGACCAGAAAAGGTTGCTTATGTCCGGTGTGTTATAATTCTGCTACGTTCGGCCAAATTTATGGAGTCGGCATCTACAGTGATCCGAACGGCTCCGAGTGGATGGCTCTGGCAACAGCAAACGGCGTCTGGTTTTTGCTGGACGGAGGAGTGCCGCAGTTTATCCCGATGACATCGGTAATCAACTATCCAGTCGAATTCTCGCAGGCGTTTAATAATTTTTATATGTGGCGAGGCAATACGATGCCACCACTAAGATGGCAAGGCGACTGGAGCGTCTATTGGCAATCGTTGCCGGATCCGTCGCAGGGCTCGCCACCGGACACGACACGTATCCCGATGCCGAGTGCCACCACTGCGGAAACGTTCAACAGTCGAATGCTCGTTCCCCATGATCGTGATTCGCTTGCCATCAGCGACATTGGTGAAGACCACTATCAATGGGCCGTAAACGATTTCAGGGTCAATTTTGGTGAAGCTGATACCCTGGTGCGGGTGTTCCCCTGGGTACAGGACACGGTTATTTGTTTTAAAACACACTCGATTTATCAACTCGCGAACGTAACCGGAGACCTGAGTGCGACGACGTTGCAGAGATTGCCTGGAAAACTTGGGTTAGTCGGCATGAAAGCCGTAGTCGAGATTGCCGGCGACATCATGTTTTTGGACTCGAGCGGTGTTTACAAGATCAGTCAGATTTTTGAGGGCAGTCCGCAGGCATCGGCCTTGCCGATCTCTGACTCGATCAAACCGTTGATTGATTCGATCAATTGGAATGCCGTGGACGGAATACGTGCCACCAGTCGACGTGAACGAGTTTATTTTGCCGTACCGTTGCGCAACGCCACTCGCAACAATGCGCTCATAGTCTACAACCTGATCAGTACTAGCTGGGAAAGCGTAGACACGTTTGGGGATCCGGATTTCAGATTCGATGACTTGGTCAAAACCAATTATATCGGCGAACGTAGGATTTTCGCAATCGACCGGCAGAAAGGCGTTGTGGTGCTCCTGGAGCAAGGCCGGACGGATTTACTGGGATCAGATATCAGTCGCGAATTCCAGATTCAGTTCGCGGTTTTGACTCGCGGCTATGCCGGAGTTGGTCCGCAGAACTCGTTTCCTAGAGTCGGTATCGATCTATCGACTTGGAATCCGAACTTCAGCGTGGAGGCGTTTACGGACGGATCAAACGAGAAGAAGCTAATCACTAACCGGACCAAAAGCCGAACAACCTACGAGACGTTTGGGAAACGTGCCTGGAACCAGGCAAATTTGCAGGACGATCACGCAACAGCCAGGCGTAAAGATTACTCAGTTGGATTTCAAACTGGTTATCCGCCTGGATTGCCAGCCGATCAGCAGGGATTCATGCTGGGCAATAACGGGATCCAGGTTGAACGCGAACAGCAAGGAACCGAACGCTTTGACATCAATATGAGAGGTCGATTTTGCCAGCTCCGGATCGAGAATACGGTCGGTTCAATCGGTATTCGATCAGTTGTTTTGGAGGATTACGAAGACTCTCGGGAACCGAGACATCACACTTAGAATTTTATGGCAGAAGTAGCAGTCCAACCAGGTTACAAATGGACTCCGACGGACATCGTCACGGTTGACAAGCTGAATCTGACCGCGACTCCGTTAGTTACGCTCTCGATCGAGACGCCGATTACAGACCAGAATTTTCTTCGCAACGGTAATTTCTACTCGAGTTTCTGGACTAATCCAGCTGGCGTAAGTTGTCCTGTTGGCGCCGAGACGCAAAACGCCAATTACTGGACGGTTAATCCGAATGGGGCTGCCGTAACCTATAAACGCTCGACTGACGTGCCGGACCTGTACTCACTCTGGAGTCTGGAGATCGATGGAGCGGTTAACGTGACTGATTGCAGTTTGGGCCAGCAGATTAACGGTGACCTAAGTGCCACGCTGCGCCGGCCTTGCACGTTCAGTGGATACGTTGAAAACAATTCCGGTGCTCTTCTTTCGCCGACGCTCGAAGTGTGGACAGCAAACGCCTTCAACAATTTTAACACGGTAACTTTGCAGACTACGGTCAATTTGCAGAGTGTGCCAAATGCTGCCTGGGGTTACGTCTCTGCGACCATTGATCTGAGTCTGAGCACGATCCTGAACGTGGCAAACGGATTATTGCTCAAGATCCGGTTTCCTAGCGGCACGCTTTCCAGTACGAGCAAACGAGTAAATTGTAGCCGGCTGAAATTCCAGCAAGGCGAAGTAGCGACTGAGTTTAGCGATGATCCATCGCTCTTTATTCAGACCACCAGTGTGGATTCGACCATGCTGCAGGACGGATGCCTGGCCAGGAGCAGTCTTTACGTAACTAACCCTGGAGTCATTCCGGCGGGCGCGTTCCAGGTCGGCGCGATTAAAAGTGATGACATCGCGAATAACACGATTACGGCTAGCGACATCGATATCGGGACTGTCCTGACAACGACTACGCTGAATTTCACTACGCCCGCAGCAAACGCCACTGTTCCTGTCACGGTAGCCGATGGCACCAAGGTTACCGCAGGTTCCACGGTTAATATTCAAGGTGCGGGTTATTACATAGTCAACAGCGTAGCCGGCAACGTCCTGACCGCTATGAACACGGGCGATGCACTTAACGCTGCGCCTATAACCGTCATAACAAATCCAGCCAATGTCAGTACGCTGAATGCTATCGATGTCGCTCTCGGATATGCGCCGGTCAACAAGTATGGCGACACGATGGCGCCGAGTGCCGCGCTTTCTTTTTCCAAAGACACGCCAACCAGTGGCACCACCGCGTGGAATCAATCCGCGATAATTATCAATAATCCGAGTGGGAGCGACAATACCAAGGATCCGGCAATCGCCTTTAATCGTACCGACTTTTACTCGCGCAACATCGGTCTGGGATACAATAAAAGTTTCCAGACTGTCGATAGCGCCGGAACCGTTGGCTATCTACTGGATACCGTGACAGGCGTTGATACTAATTCGTATCAGGACGCATCAATCACCCTCCAGAAACTCGCTACGTCACTGGTAAATATCCTGATCGCTCCAGGGACCATTCACATATTCGGCGGTCCTAATCCTCCGAGTGGTTGGCTGATTTGCGACGCGAGCCAGTATCTGCAAAGCACGTATCCCGCGTTGTACGCCGCTATTGGTGGCTATTACGGTTCCGGGGGATCTGGATCTGCGGCCTGGTTTAAAGTGCCTGATCTTCGTGGCCGCGTCCCACTGGGCTATGTCAATAGCGCAGTGGGCGGGATTACCGGGAGAGCGTTTGGACAGATGGGTGGCGAGGAAACGCACGTTTCCAGTGCCAATGAAATGCCTGTCCATACGCATGCCCTTAGTGATCCGGGCCATAACCACACTATCAGTGATCCCGGGCATAGTCACGATTACGTGGATCTCTTCACTGACACAGCGGTACATGGTTATGTTCCTGGCACGTCTGGGGCAGCAAATCCTGCAAGTACAACGCGCGCAACTGGACTATCGACGGCAAATCTCGGGCCAATAAGTACGAATGCGACCAACATGGGGATCGGCAACGCGGGCGGTGGCGCGGCTCACAATAATATGCAGCCGTTTACCGTAATGTTTTATATTATTAAGACGTGAATGTCGGAGAAATTGCAAAGGACTGGTACGAGAAGCATGAACCTGAAGGGGCTCTGGCTGGAACTCTGCTTCGATGTTTTTTTGGCGGCACTATTATCCGCCGTCCGAATTATTTGCTTATGGGTGAGACCTGTCGGACAGACGGGAAGACGTTACTTGAAGGCACCCCGCACAATGCCTGGTTCATCCATTTTTATGCGACCGAGAAGGGCACGTTTTCTCCGTATGAATTGTGTCTCGAAGCGCCCTACCAGCTTGAATGGGTCATTTATAAGCGACGGGGGCGACTTCGATTTATCCCCTGGCAACGATTGTATTGGATGGACTTCAAGACCCAGCCACGGGCGGGAGTCCCATGTTAAAGAATAAGGAGGTTTGATCATGGGAGGAGCACCAAGCGTACAAGCGCCCCCACCACCTGACGCCGGCAAAGAAATGGGCCAGGCAATCAAAGGGTACGTTCAAAATGCGCCTGCGCTGTACGCCGAAGAGGCGCAGTACCAGCCATTGTATAACCAACTGCAGCAGCAGATGCTGATGAGTAATATGCAGAATCTGCCGCAGATGCAGAACATACAGAATCAGTTGCAAGCATCAGCGTCTGGGGCAGAACTCGGGATCATGCAGAATATCGCTAGACCAACGTCGCAGGCTTTAATGGCATCCAGTCCGCAGTATGGACAACTGGCCAATTTTGCTACGTCACAAATGAATGCCGGATTGGATCCGACTCTTAGTGGTCTCTATCAGAACGTGATGCAGCAAATGCCAGGGCAGGTACAGACATTCGAGAATTTGGCGTCTCAGGCTGGACAACAAATGACGCCGATTAACCAGCAACTTCAGGCACTCGCCGGCCAATCTCAGGTTGGCACCGACCAGACCGTCGCGCAGTTAGGGCAGTTGCAGCAGAACGTTTTAGCAAATGCTCGGAGCGATATTTTCAATGCGACCAAAGGCAACGTGATGAGTGCACTTGGGAACCTGGATCCCCTCACCCAGCAGTTGCAGACTACCGCGCAGCAACAGTTGGCACTGGGTGGAAGCATGTCGCCGCAAATGACGGCAGATGTGGCCCAGCAGGAACGCGCAGCCTATCAAGCTCGTGGGATGCTCCAGGGCGCCGGTTCGATTGGTGCCGAGATCATGGGAACCCAACAGATGCAGCAGCAGCTCCTGGGGCAGCGCGAACAGTTTGCGTCCGGAGTCAGTGGATTAGTTCAGAACGAGCAGCAGCAGCGAACTGCCAACGCTCTCGGATTAACCTCGACGGATATCGCAACGACCCAAGCTAACCAGCAACTGGGCGGGCAACTCGGGCAAGCAATCGCCGGGATTCAGCAGTCTAATATCGGACTGCAAAGCGGACTGCAGGGACAGATTGCGCAGAATTTGACCAACGCTACCCAACAACAGGCAGCCTTGCAAGGTCAGGCACTCGGTGCTTACCAGAGCGCGATCGGCCAGGGGGCTGCACTCCAGGGTGCGGCACTCCAGCAGCAACTAGCCCAGCAACAGATTGGCGCACAAACCGCCCAATATCTGACCGGCGCACAACAGAATGCGCTTTCCCAGATGCTTGGATATCAACCAAGTGCTGCGCAAGCAGGATACACAGTGTCTGGTTACGGCACTGGTGGTCCAGCATTATTTCAGGGATCCGGTATGCTGGGACTGGTGAACCAGAACACAATGGCAGGTTATAACGCGACATCGGCCGCCAACCAGATG